GAGAACACTGCTCTTGGAATAATTGAGTTTAAGGGAAATGATGGCGCGTCTTTTACAACTGCTGCAAAGATACTGGCAGCAGTTGATGGAAATCCAGGCATTGATGACATGCCTGGGCGGCTGACTTTCCACACCACAGCAGACGGTGCAAGCAGCCCGACCGAGCGGATGAGAATCGACAGCTCGGGCAACATCACTTGTGGAACTGACGTCAGAATCACTGGTAACGGTAGGTTTGATGCCAACGTCGGAAGTGGAGGCTCCTCTGTTTTTGTCGGACGCTTAAATTCAAGTGTAACCTCCTCCATTTTTGGCAACGGCTCGGCTACATTAGGCCCTTATGACGCAGCCACTACAACAGGAAAAGGTTTCAACTTAGATATTGGGAGTGCAAGTGCAGCTTTAAATGTGCAAGCACCAACAACAGCATCTGCTACGTCGGAAGCGTTTCGCATCTATTACGGAACTACTGTAAATGCCAAAATCACAAATAACGGCTCGCTTACACTTGCGGGTGCTATTTCTAAAGGGTCAGGCTCGTTTAAAATCAGTCATCCTTTACCTTCCAAGGCGGAGACACACCATTTAGTTCACTCATTTATTGAGGGACCGCAGGCTGATCTTATTTATCGCGGATATGTTGATTTAGTCAATGGGCAAGCAACAGTAAATATCGACACTGCTGCTCGGATGACAGAAGGTACATTTGAGGTGCTTTGCACTAATGTCAGCTGTTTTACGAGTAACGAATCAGATTGGACTGCTGTCAAAGGTTTAGTAACAGGCAATGTGCTAACAATTACCGCGCAAGATCCGACAGCAACATGCAAGGTGTCTTGGATGGTTGTTGGTGAGCGTAAAGATCAACACATGCTCGATACTGATTGGACTGATGCTGCTGGTCGCGTTATTACAGAACCTGAAAAGGTCGTTGAAGCAACAGAAGAGTCAGAAACTGAAGCTGGTTGACAGTAATTCGCTCGGTGGCAACGCGGGGCTTTTGATTTACACTAATTCTGCGTTCGTTTAACTGCCGTGTGTCCTCATGGCTTGTTAATTGTTTATTTAACACTATGGTTTTTAAAATCCTAATTACCGTCCTTGCCTTGGCACCTAACGCTTTGATTGGTTACGTTTACTTCAATCGTGATGTAATCATTCAGCAACAAAAGGACGCTTTAATGAAAACATTAAGCGGTCAGTTGACTGAACAACTCAGTAAACAAACCAAAGCTCTTACAGGCAACATGGACTCTTTGTTTACTGATAAAATCAAACCAGAAATGGACACCCAACATCAAGGACAACTTGATGCGCTGCCCAAAGAAACAGGCCCTGCGATTCCTTTCACAACACCGTGATCAACATTCCGGACATTGGGGTACGATCCATACGGATTGTGCAGATTCCTGATGTCCACTCTTGGACACAGATTGCACCTTTAAGTATTCCGCATGCACCACCAGTAACCTTGGAGATCGGGCTACCGATCATCAACATCCCTGGTTGTGTTGAAGCACATGAACAGAACAACAAATCATCCACGATTCTCAAAGATGACAGTAATGGCGTAAAAGTATTCTGTGATGCAGGACTGCCTTCCTACAATCCAATTGACTATAACCCGGAACAATTAATATACACAACCGTCCCCGGCATCCCTAATACACCAACATCACCTCCTACAGAAACACCTGCAGTTCCTAGTCAACTACCCAGTCCTGGAGCGGGTTTTAAGCCCCCTGCACCCAGTAACGACGAAGAGGAGTGCACGGAAAACTGTGAGGATCTGCCAAAAAAGGTTGAAGAAATTAAACCAGAAGAAAAGTTAGAACTCACCGATTATTTGCCTGACTTACCTACAACAACTACCACCGCAGTTATTGCGGTTGTTGCGACTTCCTCTGCTCTATTAGCAAAGCCGCTTGCCGACTTGCTTCTAAAACTGATAAAGCCGACTGTGAAGAAGGCCCAGAAGAAACTGCTTGACGCACTTGGGAAGAAGACGAAGACTGAATCGTTGCGTGAGCGTGTTCTTGCTCAGCGTGATCGGAATCGTGCGATTCTTGCTTTACGGCGGGCTTTGAAGAAATAGGAATTGAATGCGTGTGCTGTGGAAGATGCCCTGGGGGATTAACCAGAATTACATCCTCACATACCTTGAAATACCGTGATTTGGGATGAAACATAATACCTTCTTTTTTTAAATTTCCACAATGTTTTAATCTTCCAATCTCAAAATCTAATCGCTTTGTAGCCAATATCTGTTGCTGTATTGCAGTCTGTGTATCAACTGCTGTCTTACAACGTTCTTGTAATCCGCCATCCAAAGGAATAGACAACGTGGCAGACAGCCCAAAATTAATGTTATGCGAATTCTTTTGCCCAGTACGTACAGGGACTTGATATAAAACCTTCCCTGGATTTATTAAATTTTTATCCTTATCGACCCGCATGTCATACACATTATCCATGTAATGTGATTCATATGGAACTTGCCAGGAATTACTAGCAGTTAAGAACGGAGTAAAGTTCAGCGTTGGTCCTTGGCAGCTGATTCCATTTGAATAGGTGTTGGTGATGTAGGGTCCTTGTAAAACCTGGATTGCCTGGTTTGTAACTGAACCGCTACTG